GTTATTGCTTTACTCATTTTTATATCTCTTTTGCAATAATTAAAGTACCTTTTGAAATATGACCCGAATATTTACGTATTTTTTCTATCGGCCAATCCCACCATTTTAACTTTAATAGTTTTTCGGTAGTTTCGTCATCGAATCGCTTTCTTATAACTTTACCAGGATTGCCACCTACAATAGTATAAGGCTCTACATCTTTAGTAATAACGGCGTTCGTTGCCAATATGGCCCCATCGCCTATCTTAATACCTGGCATTATGGTAACCGAGTTACCAATCCAAACATCATTCCCTATTACCGTATCACCTTTTGATTGTGGATATTCAGGGATTTCTCCCCAGTCTTTCCCAAAAATAAGGAATGGGAAGGTAGAAAATCCTTCTATAGAATGAACAGCGCCATTCATAATAAATCTTACGCCAGTTGCTATCTGACAGAATTTACCAATTATCAATTTATCGCCAATAAAGTCGAAGTGATAAAGTACGTTTTTATTAAAATTATTAACATCCTCTGGGTCATCGTAATAGGTATAATCGCCCACTATAATATTAGGGTTGGTAATAATGTTCTTTAAAAAACATAACCTTTTATTGTGATTTATTTCTTTTTTATTAGGGTCAATCATATTTATTTATTCTGTTTGTATTAAAATATTATCTCTAGACTAGTTCATCCAAAAAGCTAACAATCTTTTCTCTAACTTTATCAAAAACGCCATCCATATTTGAAAGTATCGTTTCTCTTTCTTCTATTTTGAATGAACATGATAATGATAATATTAATGAGCTAATCAAGCTGATTACGACCGCATTAAAAACTTCCTTATTTTCTTGGTCGTAAATATGGTCAACCTCTCTAATGACTTTTTCATTCAGTATATCACTAAGTTTTTTTACTCTTTTTGAGTTATCATCTTTCATACATTAGTTACCTCCAATGTATTTTCTGAATCATATATTTCGTTTGTTTCTACTTTACGAATAGAGTTTTTATCATCAGAATAATAAAATTCATCTCTTTTTTGTTTGAAAAAATTTCTTACTTTTACTTTTTGATCATTTGAAAGCGACATATTTTTTATTTCATCGCCTAACATATTCAATTCTTCTATATTACTAGTTGATTGAATTTTATAAATTGCCTTTACAATTATTTCTTCATCTTCTACTGGTTCATCTATTTTATTGCCTAAGATAGCATCTAATATTTCAGTATCTATTGATTCTTTTACATCTTTTGTTACTTTATAATCATTCGCTTCTTCTTGAGTGATTACCCCTTTCAAAACATCAGAAAAAGCGTCCCTAGATGCAAAACCAAATGAACGACATTGTAACATACGACGCAAATATTTTTTATATATATCCTTATTAATCAACCCTGCTTTTAAAGCGTCGTTCATACTGAACTTTGCTATAAACGGACTTTTTTTACCTCTTCTAGTTATCTTACAAAATGCTGTTAGTGTTTTATCTTCTTCAGAACCCTCAAACCATTCTTCTATATCCAAGCAATCTCTGTGACTTAACAATAAAGCCCTAGCACCATCACCCCAAATAGCAGGTCGACCATTTATAACGGATATGTTATGTAATGATGGTATTGGAGCCAGTCCCAATGATGACCCAGTACCTATAGCAATAACTATATCTGCTATCTTTCCTTTATAATCTCTGGGGCACATATCGGTTTTAGAAATTAATTCAGCAAACTTAAAAGTCTCTTCAAAACTTTTAGGCAAGAAGTCATACTTTTTTTCACTTTCTGATGATTGTGTTGAAATCAATTTTTTCATATGCTATTTTAACCTTGTTAATTATATGAGTTTAGAGAAACCATTCTTGACTTATAGGTAGGCCATGTATCAGTATCTCTACATTCTTTAAAATAAATGGCTGCTTTTTTATAAATTTCTTGTCCTTGGTCTATATCTACTGGGTCTATCTGAAAGATTCTAGGTAAATAAGGCGCTGTTTTTTCAAAACAAAGATTAATGAAAATATCTGTTTTCTTATTTAGCAATACCTCTTTAGAATCTCTTATCATTGCTGCCTGTATATGGTAGCCATATTTTTCTATATCACGTCTAAATGATTTATAAGATAAATCTTTACTAGATTTTAGGTCTACAACCACATTATTTATCATAATGTCAGGTCTTGACTTACACAAAACCCCGCTATCTTTATCTACCCAATAAAGAGATTTTTCTATTTCAGCCTTATCGTTATTGATAAGTAAAGGTGCTATTTCATGCTCATTTATTCTTTTGTTAATTTCTTGAAGTTTTTTATAATCTTCTTTATTTATTATCTGCCTGCCATTTAATGTAGGCTCCAATTCAGAAATTAACTTTTTGTACTTTAGTGTTCCTCTGTGCATTTTTTCTATAATTATGAATCTACTTTGAAATTCTTCTGGCTCCAAAAAGAATGTATGTAAAGCATGTCCAAATAGAAAATGAGGTTTTTCTTCTTTTTTTACAATATTATTATTATATTTATACCAGTAATTATAAGGGCACCTTCCCTCTTCTTCTGTGAATTCCATAAGGGATGAACGGCTTATACCAGGACCCTCATGATATTCATCTTCAGATATATCATATATCCCAGGGGATTTAGCTAAATCGTATATACTTGGGAATTCATAAAAATTTTCAACTAATTGTGTTTGATTTTCATCGTGAATCTTTATGGCATTACTCATAACCACCTCAACCCAATGATAGATAACCCCTTATTTACTATTTTCTTAAACTTTGTGGGTCTATTGTGTAACCTCTCTTTACGAGAGATTACATAGATGTGATCCTTTAATAGAAGTGACTTACTCATTGGCTTCTCCTTTGTCCAAATTATTGTTGAGTCCTTTAGTCTGCATAGTTTCATCATCCGTTGATGGCTCCATGTTATTAACTTCTCGGAAAACTTTGTCGTATGTTTTATAAGAATTAAATTTGGTTATAAGAATTCCAGCTAGTTTAATTTTTTCCGTTATAAGTTCTTTGTCATCATTTAAAACGGGTATAAGCGCTACTGGTATGTATGATTGTTCTTGGTATAAAGCCCTTTCACAGTCTTCTATTCCCATTTCAATTGATTCGATAGCTAGATTTAATTGGCACTCAAGCTCTATAAGAGTATTTTTTGTGTGCTTCAAATCTTCTATAAAATCTTTTGATGGTTGTCTTAGTAAATTGAAATCTTTTAGTTTTTCTAATTTTCTTAATTCTAGTAATATATCTAAGTCGGTCATAATTAACTCCATAATAGTTAGTTGTGTTAAATGTCCTCAAGGTTGTGGTGACCTTGGGGAACGATGATTTCTATTTATCTATAAAATACTTGATCGCTCATTTCAAATGCCATATCCTTATAAGCTTTTTCATTTCTAGCTTCTTCCCATTCTTTGTTAATTTCTTCAAGAGCATTGTCTATATCACTCTGTATGTACTTAGCATTTGATTTTATAAATTCATCTTCTATAGACTCAATGAGTTCCTTTATTGTTTTGTCAGGTTGTCCGGTTATATTATATTTCTCCTTGTTGAAATGATTTTTAATGCAGCCCATAATTGCTTCTTGGTAATCGTATTTCTCATAATAATAATTTAAGCTATCGTACTCACAAGAATCTATAAATGAACGACATAAATCCAATTGGTCGTCTCTATCTAGTTTGTAAAAATCAAGGCAAACTTCACCTTTGCTAGTTTTATACGAGTGTCGGTTTATCAGGTCATCAATATTTTCTTCTAATGATAAATTGTATGATATATTGTCGTTAAGGGTGGTCATTGTTAGCTCCTATTGATTTGGTTTGAACATTGTTAAACGTTTCTAATGTCGTCACACATTAGGGAACGCCCTTATTATTTTATTATTCCCTATAATCATCTGTATTTAGTTTATTAACTTCATTATAAATTCCAATAAGAAGTACCGTTGCTATCAAAATCGATATTCCTATATAAGTAAAAAGGACATTTGATAGAAGTAAACTTAATGTTAATACGATTATTATTGCTGACTCTGCGTAAATATTCATTTATCACTCCCTATTATTCTTATATTGTTCAAATACAGATATTATTTTATCCATCATGTTATCTAAATCATTTTTACTTTCATTTGTAACCGCATTTCCTTTCCCTAAATAAAATGCGTTGTCAGAAATTTCACCAGATATTTTGAATAACATTAATTCTGCAAATTTATCGTCGTATTTAGAATCTAATTCTTTTGCCATAAAGGATGAATAGTTACGTACCATTTTCATAATTTCAAAATGTATTTTTATAGAATATTTTTCTATATCTTCATATTGGTCTATAGTAATTTTTTTCATTATTTCACCTTCTTATTCTTTCATTGCTTTTAATCTTGAAATCATCTCCTCCATATCTATTTTAAGATTATGTATCATTTCCCCTATTTCAGATTTAATTTCTGTTTCGTTATTTTCCATTTTATGTTTGTATTTCATATCGTTTTTGAAACCTAATTGAACAGAATTAAAATTAACCTCTTCAGAAAGCTTAAATAATATTAATTCTGCAAATATATCGGCATGCTCAGTACCAAAGTCTTTTGCCATATACGAGGAATAGTTACGTACCATTTTTTCAACTTCTAAATATATTTTATGGGTGTACGTTTTTATATCTTCATACTGATAAGGTTTAATTGTTATCATTGTTATCCCTCTTATTTTCTAATTCTTCTCTTAGTTGTTCTTCAGTAGTTTTGTGCCCTGAGTAATCAGCAATTATGTGATTATATGTTCTAATAGCGACACCACGAGTAAGTAGTTCTGAAGCAATAGCCATATGTATTAAATCTATAACTTCTGATTTTCTTTCTCTGTTAAATCCCATTTCTATTGATAGGTCATCAGCACGATTCCATACTTGGTTACAAACTTCATGATATATTTCTGAAGATATGTCTTTAATGTTTTCATATTGTTCTTTACTAAATTGTTTCATTTTTTTAATCCCCTCTTTGTTAATGTCTAGTTTTTATATACTAGCATAAGGTGTAGTAAGGTGCAATAGGGTGTACAAAGGTTTATTTAGGTTTAGTTTATAACTATGCCTCATCAAACACCTTTTCCCCTTTTTTAACAACATCATCTAATCCTCTTTTGATCAAATAATTTACAATTGCTGTAAAGTGACCAGAACAATACTTTTCGATATCATTAAAAATATCTTCTTTAAAATACATAACTTTTCTAATAGATCTTATGTCATTACTTTTTTTACCCGTTATCATAAGTAAGATATCTTTTTTTGATGGGTTTTTTCTTGAAATTCTATGAGTGACCTTATTGGGCTCATCTATAAAATCAGCTATACTCTTGTTATTGCTCATAAACTTTCCTCTATAAAAAATTCTTCGTTAATTATTTCAAAATACAGTTCTTTCATTTCTTGAGAAGCTTTGGGTATATATCTGTCCAATTGATATTTTTTCATCGCTTTCATATCCTTTTTTTCAGATTCAATAACTATTAGAGAATCTTCCAAAGCATGTTCAAATGAGATGCGATTAAAAATTCTTGTTTTAAGCACTTCCATATATTCTAATTTTTCTATGGCACTGATACTATTATGAAGTGCTAATTGTTTACCTACAGAACGGCATTGATTTAATATAATTTTCCCTATCATATTCTCATTAATACACTTTGCTTTTTCTATAACTTCGTCCATTTTTGATAACGTTCCAATATCTGCTTTGCCAGGTCTAACAGGTATAAACACTTCCTTAACCAATTCACATAACATGGCCGACCGTAATTCGACGGAATCATATCCACCTGCATCGATTACTATTACATCAAATTGATTGGAAAAATCTTCTATTTCTTTATTAATGTATCTACCTGATAGCTGAATGCAATTGGGAGTGAATTTTAATTGCTTATCATGACGTTCATTTATAAATTCAGAAGAGGTAGTAGAGCCTTTACTATCTATATCGATTAAAAGTGTTTTTTTAGTCATATAGCAACTCATCACAGACAAATTTGTTGCAATAGTGCTTTTACCAGGGCCGCCCTTTGCCCCACCTATTAAAATAATTTTCATTTTTATACTCTTTATATAAGGTAGAGGTATATTAATACATTACACTGATAGGTGCAATGTAGTTATGCACTAAACTAATCCATACGGTGTATAAAGGTGTAATATACTAATAAACGGTGTAGTGCAAATGAGTATAAATAGCTTAATTTATAGGGATTTTTTAGTATTTGACAAAATGAGAAAGTAGGGTAATACTCAGGTAAGTATTTAATTACAACAAAGACAGAGATAATTAGAACGTCATAACAATGACGATATAGAACAGATTCAAAAAGGGTTTCCTATGATACAAATAGAAAACCCCTTAATCGAAGGAAACTCTTGGCAGGGTAGTAATCGATTAAGGGGCTCCGTCACATGAAGCGATTATACCCAGCGATTCATAAGAAAATCAACAACTTTCGCTCAACTAACTGTGGTAAGCGAAATGTTGAGTAATAGTTCTAGTTCTAATGCTCTTTTTAATCAGCCCTCGTGGCATTATCGTCGTCCAGAATTTTTAGAAGAGGCGAAGAGACTTTGTAAATCCATTGATAAAAGATACGTGTTCCTACAGAAGATAGGTAAAGTATCTAAAAAGCAGCTGGATGCCCTTAAATCATTCTCTCAAGCCTTACTTCACTATACCGACTTAGCCAGCCTTCAATATGGGGTATGGAATAAGGAAAGATGCGAGTTTGTAAACTTCGACCTAAAGATACTCCGAAGGGTTACGGGTCTATCTACCTATTACTTTAATAAGTGCATCGTCCTGCTTAAAAGAGCAGGGTACATGACCGTTCTTAAGATGTTTAAAACAATACCACCAAAAAGAAACATCCACAGAGGTAGTGAGGATTACAATAAATACTTTAAATCGGCTCCCTCGGTTAGAAGACTAACCTTAGATTTCTTTATAGCCTTAGGCTTTAATAAAGAACGACTAGAGCGTAACAAGCTGTCCGCTTTTAACAAACAAGAAGATAAGGTTAGACAGGAAAAACGTATAAAAGAAGAGATTAACAAGCCGTCACCTCATAAATTTTATGTACCTGAATCGGTAAAAAAAGACCCCAATGGCGCTAGCCAAATGTCTAAGATAAAAGACCTCATTAAAAATATGAGATTCTGTCGTTCTACACAAAAATCTGGGCCTTAATACCTAATATTTTTTAAATCTGTTTGACTACAGAGGCATCGTTACGTCCAACCCTATATATTGTTCATTATTTATACTGTTTATACTCCTCTTTCTCCTTCTATAATAAAGAATTTAGCATTTATTTAATTATAACGATATCTTAATAAAGAATTATCGATCTTCACTAATCATTATATGTATATATAGTATATAGAGATCAGATTTAATTTTTAACCTGTGCATAATTATTCACAAGTTGATTAACTAATTAACTAGGGAGCTTTCATGTCAAAAGGAATTAACAAGGTAATCATTATAGGGAACTTAGGAAACGACCCCGAGCTACGTCATACGCCTAATGGTGTTGCGATGAGTTCTATTAGCGTAGCAACTTCGGAGAACTGGAAGGATAAGGCGACGGGCGCTAAGCATGAGAAGACTGAATGGCATAGGATAGTCCTCTTCCAAAGGTTAGCCGAGATAGCCGTACAGTACCTTAAAAAGGGCGCTAAGGTGTATATAGAGGGGAAGATACAGACCAGGAAGTACACGGATAAGACAGGGCATGAAAAAACGAGCACTGAGATACTGGCTAGTGACCTTCAGATGCTAGGCGGAGGAACTGATAAACCCTTCGCACCTGTTAACCCTAAAGCAATAGAAGAAGACGAAACTTTTGATGATCAGATACCTTTCTAAACCGATTCGGTCAACTACTTAACCGAATTCGGCCACAAACATAATAAAGTATGTTATAATGGTTTGTTCATACTATTTTATTCATATAGTGTTTGAATATACAAGTAGGGCGTAGCCTTAAACTATGCCCTTATTTGTATATATCCCTTCTGTGTCCGACATCTAAGACCAATATGGTAATTTTTTTATCATTTATTTCACATATTATCCTGTAATCACCAACACGGTATCTCCATAATCCTGCTTTTTCATAAGATAATTTTATACCCAATCTTTTATGATAAGGGTTTTTACATATTTTTTCATCAATGTAATCTAATATCTTTTTTTGAACCTGACGATCTAGTTTTTTTATAGATTTCTTAGCTTTTTCGGAGAATTCAATTTTATAAACCAAGTTCTTTCCTCAATTCTTCAAGACTAATAGTAGGCTCATTCCTTTCTAATACAGCTAAACCCAATAGGTAATCTTCTCTATCCTCTAAAAATTCATACAGCGCTTTCTTTGCGTAATAACTTTTAGTGTGTCCTGTTTCTTCACATAGTTTGTTTAACCTTGACTCTATTTCTTTGTTTAAACGTACGCCTAACATGTTCATCCCCTGATGTTTAATTTGTTAAACATATTATATAACAGAAACAAAAAAGGCCAAGCACTTTCGTACTCAGCCTAGGCTCGCTCTACCCAACATAATAGGCATCTGTGCGAACAATAATTCTATCATTTATCGATAAATTAACAAGAATAAAATAAATATGCATACAAGAATTATGTAGGTGTTTGGCTTACCACACTTCGGTCACAACAGTTTGGTCGTTTTTTTATGAACTCCATAAGATTAAAATAGTTAATTCCTATTTACATAACAATGGAATTAAAAAAAATGAATATTTTAATTATTGAAGATAACCAGATACAGCAAAGAGTATTAACAGACTTTTTTGGTCGATTAAATATGACTAGTTTTATAGCTAACAATGGTCAAGAGGGATTAGATTTTATTAAATCGACTAAAGAAAAAATTGATTTTATTTTTACCGACGTAAAGATGCCAGTTATGGGAGGGGTAGAATTTGTTGAAGAGTTTAGAAAAACTGACAGTGAAACACCTATTGTACTTATGACTGCTAATTATGAATTACATAATAAAAATACAATATCAGGAATAAATGAGTCCATAATAAAACCTTTTGATTTGGATGTAATTTACAATATATTTTGTAAATACTTTGATATAATAGACCATCCTAAAAATAAAATGGCCTATTGATAATTAACTAGTCTATGAATAATGATTCGGGTACGGTCGCCATAAACCCTATAGATATACATTTTTCTAATAGCTGCTCTTTTGTGCTAACTCCTAACTTTAGTTTTGCATTTCTTATGTATGATCTAACAGTTTGTGGAGTGATTGGCTTAGTCTCAGTAGATAATCTTCTTGATATAGCTGGCGAATTTAGATTATGCAAGTACCAAAATAAAACTTCTTGTTCTCTTTTGCATAATCCCTCAAACCCTTGGTTACTTTGTATTCTATATTGGAATTGTTTTCTCTTTAAGCCATTTTTTTCCATTAGGATAAGTCGTCCTATATCAAAAAATGAGTTCTCAGTTATATCTATATAATTACCAATAACTCCTATAGCTTCTTCACTTTCATCATCTATAATGGGTTTTTGATGTCCTAAATATACTTTCCATCCATCTGAAAAATGACCATAACTAATAATTCTAATTACTTTTTTACTTTCCATCGTAGCCTTATTATCTATTGACCATTGAACATGATTAGTATGGCTATGAGCTGGTATATCCTTAAATGGAATATCGTGCGCTTCTTCTTCACTTTTACATCCTATCGTTTTAATAACAGTTTTAGAGGAATGAAAATATGTATTTTCTGGTGACATAATTGTAGTCAGGCCAGGGAATGTATTAACAGGAAAATGTTCGGAAAATTTTATTAGTTTTTCTCGTTTTTGTTCTGCGCTTAGATTCATAAAAACTACTCCTAATTTTTATATGTGTTGAGAACTTACATTATATCAGTAAGAATTCAGGAAAGCTTTAGAGTGTGATCAACATTTGATCAACATTTGATCAATCTGGGTTGATCTATATCTAGGGTAATGACTACAACATCTAGGTGGATTGTTAAGTATCTATCAACAGAGTTACCCACAGAAATTGTTGATAAGTTATGCGTTCGATAATAAAAAAAATATATGTTAAAATAGTAGGATAGGAGCTTTATTGTGCGTTATATTTACTCCCTTTTGTATGGCGCACTTTTTTTAAGCGGGCGGAAAGTAAAGTATGGAAACTTCTATTGCTACGATTGATCTGACCTACAAAAAAATATGCCGTGCAGGCATACACTTTTTCTCTTCTCTCTATCATTTTAAGCCTATTAATGACCTCATTAAGGCTTGTCACAAACTTTATTTAAAAAATAAAGGCTATGAACTTCATGAAATTAGATTCATTCTGATGATTCATGCCGCTATTATGAGAGGAACTATTAGAAAGGAAATAAGACGATGTCGGGAGCGGTAAAAAGATTGCAGGCTAAATGCACAGAAATAGCCTATAGAATCTTAAAGAGGATCATTCAAAGTAAAATAGGCTGTTATCCTTATATGTTTTATTTGAAAAGGTCAGGTCGCTTGCCATATGAAATCAGTATTGCTTTGGCATCAACGGAGCTCCACATAAATCGAATCATTAGTAACGCGAGGCTAGATAGCAAAAAGGATTGATATGCTATGTGAAAAATACATCCATAAAATGGTTGTGCGAAATGCTTTCACTCATCCTGTCATGAAAGAACTGCTCTTACATATTCCTAATGGTGGTTACAGACATCCTATTGAGGCGAGAGAACTAAAATTAATGGGTGTAAGAAAAGGCGTTAGCGATTTGTTTTTACCGGCACTAACAAAAAACTATCCTGGACTCTGGCTAGAATTGAAAACAGAAACCGGAACTTTAAAACCCGAACAAGAAAATTGGTTAATCAAAATGCGACAAAATGGTTATGCCGCAGAAGTAACAAGAAGTGTCGAAGAATCAATTGATTTGCTTTTATCTTACCTTGATAATCAATATAAACCCATTTCGATATTGAATTATCGGATATGATATGATATATACGTAATTCGGACACAAGGATGTAAGTCAAGGATGACTATTCTAACAACTGCCAAACGAAAGAAACTGAAAAAATCTGTTTTCGGTTTACCTAAACAAGAAAAATACCCAAAAAGAGCACGCGATCAATGCGAAAGCACGCGCTACTCAAATGGTTAAGAAAGGGAAATTGTCTGCCTCTTCTGCCGAAAAAATAAAAGCTAAAGCCAATCGTCTCTTAAAAAAGTAACTATTTAATTTAACACTGCAAGGAACTGCTATGCGTCATAAAAAGGAACATCACGAAAAAATGAGTCATCACAAAAGAATGGCTAAACATCACAATGACTTATCTAAAACTCATGCCACGATGGCAAATGAGCATAACAAAGCAATTGTTGAGACGAAAAGAAACCTAGGCCAGATTACTGGTGGCGAACTAGCAGCTAAACCACATACTGCGCGAAGAGTAGGCGAAGGTGTTAAATCACATGAACCTATGCGTGAAAAGAGAAAATATACTAAGCGCAAATAGGTGATACGTTGGCTTTTCTACGATGTACTACATGTAATGGCAAAAAGAAGGTCTCACCTTTGGGATTTATTCAAAAAGAATGTCCGTCTTGCAATGGTATTGGATTTATCACAAAAGCATCTGAAAACGATGACAAAATAAACGATAAATCCATTCTTTCTACTGTACAAGAACCTAAGCCTATAAAAAGAAGAGGCCGGCCGCCTCGTAAAATACCTATAGATAATAATAGGTAAGCCTTTTTATGGCGAATGAACCTCGATTACCTAACGGTCTTACTCCAAAACAATTCAATTTCTACAATAATATCATCGAGCAAATGAAAACGACTGGGCAGATGAATCCTTCCCAAGCTGCAATCGATGCGGGTTTTGCTCCTAAACATGTTTCTAAAATGGCGAGCAGTCTTTTAAAAAAACCAGCAGGACAAGCCTATCTAAAATCTCTTCAAAAGAATTCAATTTGTTCCGCCGAAGCAACTATAGATTGGGTAATGGAAAGGTTAACAAGAATTGCTAATCTATCATTACCGCATTACGAGAAAATTAGGGCTGATAAAAAAGGATATTTTGAATACCGAGATTTCACAGTGATACCGGAGAAATAGATGCGTTGTATTAATTCTGACTGTAATTATCCAAAGACACGTATAAGTGATTCTAGATCAGGATTGGATGGCCGCTCACATATTCGTCGACACAAATGCGTTAAATGCCAAACACGTTATACCACCTATGAGCTCATTTTTTTAAAAAGTAAAAAAATTAATTTAACCCAGGAGCAAAAGAATTGGTTAAACCTAATGGCTGACGTAGGTTATTCCAAAGAGCCATCTTATACCATCAAAGAAGCCTACGATATTTTACATGACTATTTTGATTTCTTTTAAGGAGAGATCATGCATTCTATTTTGAATTTTTTCATGAAACATGCAAACGATCCCGTCACTTTCCCAATGATGGCAGCATAAAAAAACCTACCATATAAAGTAGGTGTTTATATCTATTTTTTATCCTATAGTATTATCTACATAGTAACTGTTTCTTTTTAAATGAGTAATAAAGTTCATAAAGAAAATACAACACTTCCTGCCACAGCTTCCGATTCTTCGAGCTCTGAATCTCTTTATGTCAAGCTAGCGAAATCCCAAGCAGCAAGTGCCTATGCGCTGGTTAATAAACGCTATTTAGGCAATGCAGAACCTATTTTTGTGGATCATAATCGGGGATGAAAGTAGGTCGCCCTACCAAATTTAATTCCGAACGTGCAGAAAAGATTATTGCTGCCATTTCAAATTTAGTCCCTTATTCCTTGGCTGCTGAGTCAAACGGCATTAATCGCGGGACATTGTCCGATTGGATTAATATAGGTCTTTCTGATTTAAAAGAAGGAAAAAAAACCGTATTAGCCGAATTTTCCAGCACTATAAAAAAGTGTGAATGTGAAGCCATTATCCAATTATTGGATGATATTAAAGCGGGTGTAAAAAGCTGGCAATCACGCGCTTGGATTTTAGAACGACGTTTCCCCACAGAATTTGCCGTAGGCGCGCATGAGCTACTCCTATTGAGGCAAGAGTTAGATGAAATTAAAAGGGTATTAAGTGATGGCTAAAAAATGGATTCAGAAAGCGATTAAACATAAAGGTGCTTTACGTAAATCACTTCATATGAAAAAAGGTGAAAAGATACCGGAAGGTAAATTAGAGAAAGCGGCTAACTCTAAAGATACACTATTAGCTAAAAGAGCGAAATTAGCCGAGACCTTAAAGAAATTAAGAAATCGTCAGTGATTGCGGTTTTTTTATTTTATAACCGCGGCATTGGGAAATATAACGTTTTTAGTTTTAGCCAGGAATTAGTTCATAGTGCTTTACTATGTTACGAAGGTGACCATTGTATTTTGTTTGAGATTGCTCCCTTTGGTTTTATTTACCGTATTTTGAAATCAAATGATGTGAGTAAAAACCTAGATAGTATTAAAAAACTACCGATGTTAAGCGCTTTTATTGCAGTATGGATTAAAAAAAAGAAAAAGGTCAAAGAATGGCCATTGAAATGGTACACCTGTAATGAGGTGTGTCGTTATTTTAGCGGCGTTGAGATTGGTTGGACGTTTAATCCGAAACATTTATATAAAAAGCTTATAAAACATAAGGATAAAACCAATTATGAGTTATTGGTTCATTGGAGGCGTGCATGAGTGGTGGCGGCGGAGATGATGAAGCTAATCGATTAATGAATGAACAAATTCAACTCGATAAGCAAACAATACAAGAAAAGGTGAAAGCACTTACCAACGCCCGAATGGCGATTGTTAAAGGCCAAGATGCACAACAGTTTAGTAATCCTGACAATCCCAATCCACCTGCGCAGATTATCCAATGAACTTTGCTAAACTGTATGCACGTTATGAAGAAAGCAAACGCTATAAGGATAGATGGTTAACCTTATATAAGGATTTATATACCTACGTTATTCCTGATCGGGATGCGTTTAACATTAAATTCAATTATAGCGATGAAGGTAAACCCACAGGCTTAATGATGTGGGACAATACGGCTCTTCTATGCGCCTATCAACGTGCTAATGATTTGCATGGCCTGTTACTTCCGCAAGATCGTACCTGGGGCAAATTAAGCCTCGACCCGCATTTTACTAAGAAAGATAACATTTCCGAATTACAACCCGTTGCTGATGAAATAAATGATCGTTTATTTTTCTATTTAAACCAATCGAATCTAGCCCGCATGGTGGCATCATCCAATTTAGATTTAGTAGGCGGTACAGCAGCACTTTGGGTAGAGTCGATTGATGATGTGACACCGCTTTATTTTCGCTCTATTCCAGCGATCGCTTTGACCATAGAGTACAGCACGGATGATGTCTTAAATACGTGTTGGTATCAATGCAAGATGAGTGGTAGAAAAATAGCGGAAGACTTCTCAAAATATAAAAACAAACGCCGATTACTCGAGCAACCCAATGAATTGTTTGTGGTTATCTATGGTCAGATTAAGTTAAAAGAGAATCAATTTTATCTCTATGCGGTATTAGAAGAAGATCCCTTAACCCCACTTTGGGAAACTGAACGTGAGTACAATCAAATTATTATTTACCGCGATCGTGTCAGACCAGGGGAATGTGAAGGACGAGGTATAGGGATTGATTTATTACCTACCATACGTGATCTCAATCGTATCATCGAATATAGCCGTAAAAACTTAGCGTATAAGGCTAATCCGCCCTTATTTTATGACGCGGACAAGTACTTTAATCCGCATATGGTCAGACAATGGGCGGGTGCATTAATTGCACGTAACCCACAAGGTCGTAACCCCTTAGAAGCACTACAACTGCCTGAATACCCTGAAGTGCTCGAACATATAAGGGATTTAAGACAAATTATTCGGGATGGCTTTCAAGTCGATCCAATAGGTGAAGTCAATACACCTGTTAAATCAGCAACGGAAGTATCTGTTCGAGAGAATAGGGCACAACGAACCAGCGCTACTGATATTTCAAGATTGATTAATGAACTACCAAAGCAGATTTTTACCATCAGCGCTAAGATTCTAGCCAAACGACGATTACTGTCTCAAGATAGAAGTGTTAGTGACATTAATCCGCATTTATTGCGTTTTGATTTTCAAAGTCCCTTATACGATCTGCAAAAACAAGATGACTTAAGCCACTTTACGATGATGGCGCAGATTCTTCAGCAATTTGGTGGGGAAGGGGCTGTGTTAACGGCTACCAAGATGGAAGAAGTATTACCATTCTTAGCTGATAAACTCAATCTACCTTCTAAGCTCATGAAATCAAAAGAAGAATTTGCAAGCTTCTTACAACATATGGCACAGCAGATTCAACAATCACAAACGCCTACGCCACAACTTCCCACACCAGCCACGAGTGCGAGTCCGATTTCGATTCCTAGTCCTTCACAAGTGCAATTTTGATGATATCTAAACTCAAGCAGTTATTAGATAAAAAGAAAATAGATAAACATCAGTACAATTTATTTTTGCTGTTTACTCAGACACAAGCTGCTGAATTTCTTAAAAATCAATTACTACACATTGCGATGGAAGAATCACCAACTTCAACTGAGCCAGGATTTGCTTGGAGCGATGGACGTCGTTCAGTGTGGCGTGATATCCAAAATACCATGACTTATATTTATCAACTCCTAGAGGATATAGCCTATGATGACGCCTCCTAAACATTACAGTGAACTTGTAATTAACTTTAAAAATTTTATAGTAAAGGAATTTTTTAAAGCTGAAGCCTTTAGCGTCTATTTAAGTGATAGGAAAGAGCCAATACGTAAGGGATTATCTAAATTATTAGAAAATAAAATTATTAACAAGGAAGATTATAAAATTTTTAATCTATTTGTATTGGATGAAGATGGTAGACATTTTTTTACAGGAAAAATATTAGAAACTATATTAGAACATATTTTTCATTCTTCATCAGATGAAAATTATGCATGGGAATACATTCAAAACAGAATAGCTACTATTCATCAATTACTGGAGGAAAATAATGGAAATAACAAATAATGAAGTAGAAAATCCAGTCAATGAAGAAATTATATCCTCTGAACCACCTAAACTCTATGCAGGTAAATACACCAGTGTCGATGAACTAGAAAAGGCCTATAAGAACAGTGCTAAGGTCTTTAATGAAAATAAAGCCTTGCAAGAAAAGCTTAAAAGTTATGAAGTTCCCCAAAACTATAGTTTGCCCGAGGTTTCATTGCCTGACCCTGTACTGAATGATCTACAGTCCTTAGCTAAATCTGCTGGATTAAATCAGGAACAGTTTAATAAAACGCTAGTCTCTATGCAGGAACAACAACAGCAATACCAAACACAACTAGAAGAACGTAAAAAGCAGCTCGGTAGTCAATTGAAAGTGGTTGAGGATTATGTAACAAAAATATATCCCGCTGCTTTGCATAACACCGTTTTAAATACGATTTTAGGAGATGAGAATGCCATGTCAGATGCCATGAAACACCGTGATCAAGTATTAAACAGTCAAGTACCTGGGTTGAGTAATCAACGTGCCAATCTTTCCGATCCTTATGAAGGTAGAACAGAGTTGCTCAATATAGCGCACGAATACCAAAAAAATCCTACTGAGAAAAACAAGAAACGATACATTAATCTTGCGAATGAAGTGGCTGAAGCCAGGAAAAACAAGTAAAAACTACTTTTTATACCTTATAAAGTAGTTGCGCTTTTAAATACAAGCACTAAACTGAAATTATCAACTAAAAAGCCTTTTCGTAACCTTTTTAGTCGATCGTGTGCCATATCAGCCCTAATTTTATTTTAGGCAACCTGATAGATGGAAATTAATTAATTTTTATTTATTAGGTTGCGTATGCCAGAAGTAAATTTAGAAGCCGCGTGTCAATTATTTGATACCGAAGTCACGCTGCAATATCAAAACCGTTTAAAACTCCAAGATACCATTGAAGAACGCCATGGATTACATGGTACCGCACTGAATGTGCCTGTTTCTGATCTGGTGGAAATGAATCAAACCAATTTTGCACCGACAGATATTTTTGTCACACCGGTTAATGAAACCAATGTGCAAGTACCTACCAATGATTACCATCTTAAGACGGTGATTGGCGGTGGTGAAAAGACTTTGTATAACTTTGATAAGATTCGTGACCATGCCCGGTTACACGGTTTAGCGGCTGCGCGTTTAACCGATTACATTAAAATTAATGCTATCTTTAGTGACCCTGCGTTTATCAATGGCGACATTTATACAGTGCCATTAAATGTCGGTGTCAACACGGGTATTAATGAAGAGAAATATGCCTTAGCGATTTCCTATTTAGAAAGCCAAGGGATGGATGTACATGATCTGGAGGTAAGTACATGGGTGCCTGCTTTACTAAAGCCCTCTTTGTATGGCGACAAGCAAGTAACCAACTTCTTCTATAACGACGTTAAACCTTTAACGAATAACAAAGTTAAAGTCTATTTAGACATTGATTTTCGATTCTTAGGTGAAAATGGGGTTAATAGTATTCCACGTGTAGCGGATGCTACCGGGTTATTTAAATATACAGTACCTGTCGTGCATCGTGATGCCATTATCCAAGGTTATAACCGGGATATTATGACGAGTATTACCTGGTTACCGCATCAAGATCGTTGGGAATTACTTACCTGTTTAACCAGCGGTGCCAAGATCATTCAACCCCGCGGGATTGCCTTAATCACCGCGAATCAAAAATTTGCCCCAAATCCTTAGGAGTCATCATGGCAAGCCCTGTTAAAACATCAAATTTTAAAACCTTTACGCCTTTAGTAGGCGGCTTCCCAGGTACCGCACCCAATGTGTTTTCTGCTTCCACAGAAGACGATAACGCTACTTTATTAAAAGATAGCTATATGAATGATTTCTATGAAGAGGGTATCGTCAAAGTTAATGATCTCGTCTTCGTTTCCTCAGAAAAAGACGGTATGGGTATGTATGCCGTTATAAATAAGGAAACGGATAAAACAAAACCACCCAAAGCGAGTTTAAATCCTTCGCCTTAAGGAAAAATAAAGTAAATATGGCCTTACCTTTTTCAAAGCTAACCGTGATTAATCAAGCACTGCTAGCTTTAGGGTTTTCGCCTGTTGCGAATGAAACTGAAAGTGAATCAGCCAAGTTTATGTCGGAGAAGTTAGATAGCTTATTACCTATCTTATTACTCAGCGAAACTTGGCGTTTTGCTATTAAATACCGTGAAGATAATACCCCGATTACGCAAAACTTTTCACCCGATTATCGTTATAGCTATCAATTACCCTTTGATTACGGACGCTTTGTTCAATTGGGTAACAACCGTTTTGTTTTAGATTTTGCCATCATTGATGAATTAATCCTGACCAATACTAAACCATTTACCTATTATTATGTGGTCAATGATATGGATTACAGCATCATGCCACCGATCTTTGCACGGACTTTGGCATTATATGCAGCCGCTGATGCGGCAATTCCACTGACACAAAATGTTCAACTCTCTAATTTATTAAATACCAAATTCTTACAAGAAAAAACGAATGCGCTATTACTCAATAACATGGAACGGGATATTAAAACTGCACCGTATAACGACTTTGATCGTGTGATGTGGGTATAACATGGCAACTGAACTGATTCGTCAAGCGATGTTCAGTAGTGGTGAAATTGATGCGGTACATTATCACCGTACTGACTTTAAAGATTATTTAACGGCTGCTCAGTCTCTTTTAAATGTTGAAGTGGGCACAACGGGTTTAGCCAAAAAGAGAAAAGGAACAAAATTTTTACTTCAAACGAATAACCACGACCCCAATTCAAAGCTATATGGCTTTCAAGATAAGAATAATCACTTTTATATTCTACTCAGCTTGGATAAACAATTTGATGTTTATAAAATAAACAATGATGAAAGTTTAAGTTATTACCAAAAGCTAACGACACCTTATCTTTCTGCCGATTTAAATGATATTGATTATACCCTCGATAATGATTCATTAATTTTAGTACACGGTAAATACCCACCGGCACGTATTACGATTAAAGATTACACTAATACTGTCTTTATTTACGAGGTATTAAATCTATATCCCTTACCGGCTTATGATTTCGGCGATGTTGATTACTCTAAAGCAAAGATTTCTATTACCAGTGCTAATCAAAAAGTAACCGCAACGATATTTGGCGTGCAATTTGATGGCACATGGACGGGCGGTGAATTAATTGGTGCAGGTACCAGTGAGTTCAGTCCCATTGGTTATGGCATTATCACGGATGTTAATTATACGGGTGGCAACACGATTTTTACTGCCAATGAGATAGTGCCGTTTAAGACAGGTGATACCACCGGGACTCGCTTTTCCATACGCAAACCGGCTTTTTCTGCAGCACTTGGCTATCCATCGCGAGTACTGTATTACCAGAACCGTTTATGGTTTGCTAATACAGCCACCTTATCTAATACACTATTTGGTTCCAGAATTAATGCGCCGGTTAACTTTGATGTAGGTACTGGCCAAGATACCGATGCCATTATTTATACCTTAGGTCAAAGTGATTCCGGCGGCATTGTGTGGATGAATAGTGGTAAACAATTAGAAGTTTATACCGCTAATTATGAGTTCGTAGCCCCACAAGAACAGGATGTGGGTTTAACTCCAAGTACGTTCTCTATACGTCAACAATCCGCGTATGGTGTTTCTGAGAGGCTAAAACCTTTAAGTTATTTGAACGACAGTTATTATCTAAACAAAACTGGCAATGCAATCATTAACTTTCGATTTCAAGGGATTGGCCAGAGTTATCTAGCCAGTAATATTTCACAGGCTTCTAGTCATTTAGTTAAAAACCCAACCAAAGCCGTCTTACTACGTGGTACAGATACTTCCCAAGACAATTTTATTTATTTTTTAAATCCAGATCATAGTATTACGGTTTTTCAATTTGCCCATGAAATTAATCTTGCCGCTTTAACACCCATCTCAGTACAAGAACAGGTGCAGATACAAGATATTGTAGCTATAAACAATACGATCTATTTGCTAAAAATATATGAAAATAGCCAACAAACCGTCTTAGAAAAGATGGATGAAAACGTAAAAATAGATGGCTATGAGATTAAACAATTGTCGGAGAGTGGTCTGATTGAAGGCCTCAATCGTTTTGAAGGCATTAGTGTTCAAGTAATTTTTGATAACCAGGATTACGGCGTTTATCTGGTTAAAGAAGGGAAAATCCAAGTAAACAACCCTGAAAAAAATAGTGGCACTTGTTTTGTGGGGCTACTTTATCCTGTCGAAATCCGACCGATGTATTTTTATGCTGGGTCATCGCATGCTGATTTGATGAAGCAAACCACCAAGATTTATGTCGAATATTTCCAATCATTAAATTTTTACATCAATGATCAATTAGTCAATTACCAAGTATTTACCGATATTCAACAAGGCAAAAATTTAACCACACGTTCAGGAACCGCTATTACAGTACCTATTTTAGGTTGGAATCGCGATAAAACCTTTGTGATCAAACAGAATGCACCCTTTGATTTGCACATTACCGCCATCGCTTATCAAGTGACGGCGACCATGATTTAGGAGACTTATGCCACAAGCCGGGTTACTGATTTTAGCGACTGCTGCCGCCATGGAAGTAGGGAAAGGTGTGATGGAGGCACAAGCCGCTAACGCACAAGAAAATCAATTAGATTTACAAGCTAAACAAAATGAATTGCAGTATCAACAAAAAACCTTAAGTAATTTAGATAGTCTCGATCAGGTCATACAACATCAAACCGCCCAGATGACAACGCGTGGTGTCGCTTTTTCATCGGCGAGCTTTAATGCGATTCAACGTAATACAGAAAATATAGCCGCCAGACAACAAGCTAATCTCGATACACAAAAGAGTATTTCAGATGCCAATGTAGATATCGAAAAACAGAATGTAAAATATAGTTTATATGGCCAGTTATTTGGTGATGGGGCTAATACCTTAATGACCTTTGGACAACTGAACGGGATGAGGCCTAAAACCAATGGCTGAACCCTTAGCACAATACCGTGATGCTATTCCGATTATTCGTGATACGCCGGTGGCCAGCGCTGCCAAAGGCTTTGATGCGATAGGTCAAGCATTAGGCACTGTTTCACAAGACTTAATGAAAACCGCTCAAGGAATGGAACAAGAAAAAAGTAGCGCACTCTTATTACAAGCTACCAGCAGTGCCAGTCAAATTAAATCCGATGCGTTGCTTAAACTTAAAACTCAACCTCAATTAGCTAGCCAAATTGCTCAAGATACGCAGCAACAACTCGATAATATTAAAAACACGACGCCAGTTAATAATAAAACTAAAGGTCAGTTGGATTATTTACTGCAATCCAGTGGTCAACAAGTTAATGCACAAGCGCAATTAACGAACTATCAAACTAACCAGCTGAAATTAACCGGCCAGTTTTATACGGAATGGCCCAATGTCTTAAAAGACCTTTATTCCTCGGTCAATGATGAGAAGTTATTTCAGCAAAAGTTAGATGTCGCGCATCAAACGGTAGAAAAAGCGTTATTAGGCCGAATCCTTACACCCAAACAAGGTAGTGTATTGTTTCAAACGCTATCTCACACGATGGATAGCCTACAGGCATTGCATCAATTGCAACAAAACCCTGAAGCACGATCAGCGGATTTACAGACGGTATTAGCCTCACCGTTCGCACAGAACGTCGATAAATCTAATACGCCTATCTCTCAAGACACCTTACATCTGCAAAATCACTATGACAATGATTTGACGATGCAGGGTGTTAAATCCGATTTAGTGAAAGGGAATGCGATTAATCCACTTGCCTGGATGAAATTGACACCCGATCATCTCAATGAAGTGGTGTTATTTGGCCAAGGTGTACAAAAAGCACAAGGTCTATTCAATAACGGTGAAAATTGGCAATTACTTAAGCAGCGTTTAGATGGATTAAATACTAAAAATGGATTACTGACTCAAGCGGAGAAAGGTGAACGATCTGGCTTACAGCATCTGGTGAATAATTTTACCTCGGGTGATTATGCACAGATTATGGAACAAACGCCGCAAGGACAAGCCATTCTTAAAGATTACGCGCAGAATTATAATAGTATCGATCCACGAACAGCCTATAACGATTACATTTCACGATCGGTGCAACTCGGTCATGCGATGCATATCGATAACCACTTTATTCAGCCCATCCCTAATGATTTAAAGATGCAAGCGCAATCTTCTTTTATGCAAGGCGCTGATCCTGATGGATTACTACAAGTATTAGAGCATCACGATACGCGTAATAAGGTCTATGTTGCTTCAAGCATGCAGCACCCTTTGCAACAGGAAGTGGCCTATACCGCGGGGTTATTACAGGGCAATACCGATCCGGCTTTTTTACGACAATTGATTTCTGCTAATCAAACGGGTCAAGATTTTTCAAAAATAGGAATTGCTAATGCAAAAGATTCCGAAACCAATGACAAATCCTTAAAGAATTTGGTTGTTGCACAATTAAATGCCTCCTCAGGTTTTTGGAGCAGTAGCTGGAATTCGATTAAAGATAATCCTAGCCCCGACAACAGCGATATCTTTAATTATTTAAGCCAATCGGGTGATCCTGCACGTACCTTAAGTGTTGTAAACATGTCCATGAACTATGTTAAGTATCAAGGCTTAATCCATAACGATTTAGGTTTAACAAAGATTAATGACTACATGCAAATGTTTAACAACAATTTCTCTAAAGCTTACAGCATTTCAAAAGGTGATGGTTATATCTTCAACACCAAAGACCTAGGTATTACCGATAGTGAAGCTGCTCATTTAGCCCAGCATGTGAAAGAGGAAGCATACGAAGCATTAGGATTTCGTATCAACCCGATCAAACCGTTTAAAACGATAGTTGAAGAAGAAAGCCATGGTCTTTTCCCAACCGCATCAACAGGGACTATCTTAGCTAAAGAAGTTTGGCAACACGTCAAAAACCCTCTGACTGAATTTTTTAATTTAGATCGCAATCCGTTAACTATTACCAATACGCCTGATGGTTTGATCATGGCAGTTGACCAAGCTGGGACTGTGGTTTACTCACAACCATTTACTGATAGCTTAGTGGCTTATGCACATAGGAAGAAATAGTCATGCTACTCAGTAATGCGATAGTAAAGCCTGATTTTAGAGAACAATACCAACAACAAGCCGAATTTAGTCCTCCCAGTTATAGCGCTTCACTATCTGGGAATGTCTTAGGACAATTGATAGCACCTGAAATGGCTTTAGACAAAATAGGATCATTATCGGGATTACATCCGCACTTTTCATCACTTAATGATCTCTATCATGCGATACAAAATGTAACTGAAGTATCTGACTTACCGTTAACACAAAAATTTGGCGATGGAATTGCTGCCGTATTAGGCTTTGGATTAAACCCCATTAATATCGCATTAGGTGGTGTAGGTGGATTGTTAGCTAAAGGTGCTGTTAGAGGTGCTTCAGCGTTAGCACCGGAATTTTTGTCAAACTTTGCTGGAAAAACGATCTCAAAATTATCCACTGAAACCATGGGGTCACTGGGAGAAAAAGCATTAACTGTTTCTGGTATTGGTACTGCGCCATTGATTCCTCAAAATCTAGCTGAATCGATAACAGCCGATAATAAAGTGGATGTTTCGCATTTTATTAAATCTACGGCTATTGCCGGTGGGATTGGATTAGCCTTAGGTTCTGTTCCCTTTGTAGCCAGCGTGATTCGTTCTAAATTTTTTAATGGTGTTAAAACCAATAACATAACAGAAGGAATGCTCAATCAAGCACAAACGAATAAGCGTATTACGCCAGAAGAAAAAGCTTGGTTTCAGGAATATCTAAAAAATCCAAAGAACCCTGAACTTGAACAACATGCCGCTGAACTACTACAAAAAAATCATCCTGATCTCTCTGTTAATCCTATCAATAATAAAGTGAATGTGTCGCTATTAACGCCTAATGATATTAAAGCCTTACAGTCGGTTATACCAGAGGAATTATTAGCCCGTGAAGGTATCAATAACCCCAATGTACTGTCGGATTTCATCCAAAAAAATGCGTTAGATAGACTCAAACAAAATCCTGCATTAAGCGCCGGTCTGAAAGGCATTTTGTCAGAGCTTGATACCAAAGGTGAAGAGGATTGGAGGCCGTTTTTATACAATATCATTGACCACATCGATGCCGGTTCTGAACCTTTAGCAAATAGCGATGCTGTGAAAGACTATTTAAAACAACGAATCGAAAATCAATTGCCTAATACTAAACTCGCTGAACAACAATCATTCGATGCTAAAAGCCGCTTAAAGCAATATCAAGATACTCTAAAACAAGAAGCTGAATTATCACCGATAGCTTCAAAACACACAGTAGAAGACAGTGATTTATCGAAGGAAGTACAGCCTGCGCTCAAAAGGTATCAGGAATTTAAAACTAAATCACAGGTCTTTAATGACCTAATGCAGTGTTTACAAGGTAGCTTATGAAGAATCAACACTGTTTTGATACAGCTCTTAAACAATTAGCTCATTTTAATACAGATGATTTGCATACTTACGTCAATGACGTATTAGCTAAAGCGAGAAGTTACGATAGTTTACGCAGTCAGAAGGCTATTAGCCAAGCCATTGAGGATGTCAATAAAGAACAATTACAGTCTTTCTTTGAAGACGCCTTAGTCACACAAAATAATATTCGTAAATTTGATAACTTAGCAACCACCTTAAAAACCAAAAATATTGATATACGTTCATTATTAGCACAACGTTATACGAACTTATCTATGAATGTTGAGGCCTATCAAAAAGCCGCTAAACAGCGCTTGTTCAAAGCGTTATACCAAGGGATGTCAGATGAAGAATTAAGTTATTTGCAAAACAAAGATAACGATATTTCCATTGCCCGTGCCTTAGATGGTAAAGCAGCGCCTGATTTAGCCAAACAACTCGCTAAAAAAATAGAAAATTATATCGATGTCCGTAATCCAGAATTAATTACCTCCAATGCCTTACGTCTGCGTGAAGTGAATACCGATCGATTTATACGAGCCGTGCATGATCAACGATTAGTGATGCAAGGTGGGCGAAGTATGGAAAAGCGGTTAAGTCTTGATAACTTATCGGCTGAAATGCGTTCTAAGTCCATTAAAAATGCAGAGAAACGATGGGTTTCATTCATAAAAACGCATCTCAATTTAGAGAAAACCTTTGCTGGCAGTAAAGCCATTGATACAGAAAGCAAACTCCTTGAGTCGGAAGTGGATAAACGATTACAAACGATTTATGACAATATCACGACGGGTAAAAGTGAAATATTCACGCGTTCAACGATTATCAATGATAGAGAAGCCGTTAAAAGAAAGGCACATATGTTCTTTTACTGGAAAGATCATGAGTCTTTTTTGAATTATAGCCGAGAATATGGTCAAGGTAATTTGTTTAAAGCTATCAATGGTGATCTCAATAGTTCTGGAAATCGTATTGGCACTGCTGAACTAATGGGTGATAACCCCGCATCGGTTTATCTTGATCTGAAAAAGATTCAGATGAAAAAAGCACCTAAAAATCAATATTGGAATGATAATACTGACAAGATATATAAAGAAGTCATGCAGCAAAATAAGGGAGCAGTAAGCCCCACCATTGCTGCGTTTGGCTCCAATATACGTGCTTTAACCGCTACAGCGAGGCTATCGACTATCGTATTACAGAGTTTGCCTGATTCTGTCTATATCGCTTCTTTTGCACAGCGATGGGGCAATCAATATTTCCAAAGCTTTGCTTCAACGATAGCACATACCTTTGATCGTTTTGCCGATGCCGAGCGAACGTTTATTGCGAAGCAATTCAAGCTTCTGGCAGATAGCCATCTCGGTTATATCGCTCGCTTTGCAGATTTAACCAATGGAACTGAACTCATTCAGAAAGTGACCACAGGTTTTTTTAGAGCCAATTTGCTGGAAGCCTTTGACAAAGGAAATCGGCATTCCTTAATGCACATTATCTCTAAAGGATTATATAACCAACGTGATCAATCTTGGAAAAACTTAAATAACGCGACGCGCTGGCAATTACAAAAATATGATTTAGGGGAAAAAGAGTGGGATTTACTTCGAACCAAGAATCAACAAGGATTATTTACAACGGCCAATGTAGAAGCTGTCACAGATGACGAGTTAAAAGCGTTATATGGCAATACAAAACCTCGCTATGAGATGCGTAATGATTTGTATCGAAAGGTTTATTCGATATTTTCGGTTGCTTCTGATAATGCCGTATTAGCCCCAGATAACTTTATGAAATCCTTTATGTATTATGGTACACGGCCAGGTACAGGCTGGGGGGAAGCATTCCGCATGGTGATGCAGTTTAAAGGGTTCGCTTTAACCTATGCCGACAAAGTGATATGGCAAGGCTTTCAAGATGCTATGAATACCCAAATGCGCTTACGTTGGGCATTAGCGATGTTTGCCGCAACCCTACCTCTAAGTTATATGTCAAATCTATTTAATAACTTATCGCACGGCAAAAGCATGCCATTGTTTTCCAAAATGAACATCCCTCAAAAAATGAGTTATTTAGTGGATTTAGTTAACCCAAATTTTGGGGTTTTCATGCAAACCGTTGACCCTGATTATAGAGGGTCAGGCGATTTGGCAAAAATGTTTACACCGCCTAGCGTAAAACTATTACTAGATACCGTTTCATTAGGAGGGGCTGTTGCGACAGCTAACCCAAAGAAAGCAGGGAAAGAAATAAAAAATATTGCTAAAAATATTCTACCTATCGATACGATGCCGATTATCGGCCCTTATCTCAATCAGATCCTCGGTGATAAATCTTATTTAGCACCAGGTCAAAAAATGTATTACGGACAATAAGCCCATGAATATTACAAGCTATTTACCGCAGCAGAAAACGATTAACCAATATATTGCAGATGGTACAACGGCTGTCTTCAACTACACCTATTTAATCTTGATCGAAGAAGATATCGCTGTTTATGTGACACAGCCAACTGATGCGGCTAATCCGGATAAAGATCTTTGTATCTTAAATCAGGATTATACTGTTCAAGATACGGGAACCATGACGGGTGGTACCATTACCTTTGTTCAAGATAAAATACCTAGCAACGGTAGTATTGTTACTTTAGTACGTAGCATGCAGGTCAGTATCGATACAGAGTTTGGCAATGCACAAACCTTTAATGGCCATACCTTAGATGCCGCCTTTGAACGTGTTTTGCTGATTATGCAGCAGTTTCAAACCGAATTAGATACCGATAGCTTGCAGTATGTGATTAATAGTTATCTACCTTCTAATTTATCTAATAAATTACCCATCTTAACCACCAAAGACAATCAAGTCTGGCTCAGTCGAAACGGACAAATTATCGCAGCCCAAATTGAAAATACCAATGTCAGTACCTTACGTTCGGAATTGGCTAGTCAATTCCCGAATGGAGGAGATGGAACGGGCTTAATTGGTTATTACGATAATATTCAAAAACAAGGTTTGACCTTGCAAGCCTTTTTAAATCAATTACAGACCTATATTAAGTATCTACATGATTTTTTACCAATACCAGAACCCGATGGTTTAAGTGAAGGCTTACCGGTTTATTATGGTAAAGGCAGCTTATTTATTTATGATGGTGATGTGGGAAAGATATTTGCTGCTGTTTATCCTAAAGCTCAGATGGGTGAATTACTCTGTGTCGGCACACGTTATTTACGGTCAGGTTCTTCGGCCGATAATATTCCTTATCTACGTCTAGCAAAAAAACTTTGGAATGAAGAAACAGGGTATTATCGATTTGGTACGAGTACTAGCTTTGTTACTGCCAACCTTAATGCCAACAACCAACTCATTTTAACCACAAATCGAATCCATGCAGCAAGGGCAAGTACAGCAGGAACATCAGGATTTACCATAGAAACGCCATTTGCAGGCAATAATTATGCGGTGAATGCCTTCCTAAGTTCTGATTACCCTAATCGTGTTTATGTACAAGGAAAAATAGCCGCTTCTGTTACAGCACCCGATGTACAAACCAGTGGGTTTAATATCGTTCAACTAAGAAATGTTGCAGGAGTAAAACCACTTTTCTACATCAATTGTACTGCTGCTAATAATTTAGCCGGTAAATGGTTTAAATTTGCAAATACAATCAATACCTTCGGAGTGTGGTTCACTGTAAATGGCCAAGGCACCAATCCTGTCCCATCCTACTTAACTGCAATCTTGCTACCACTTTTATCGACACATACCGCTAGAGATGTCGCTATTTATCTCGCTGAATTTATAGGCGGACATCAATTAACACGTATAACGTGTACCGATGCAAGCACGATTAAACCCGGCGATTACTGGACGTTTTCAACGAGTGCTGCAAACTTTAATGTCTTTGCTAGAATAAATGGTCAAGGCGAACCACCGACCATTTCAGGTACCAATATTCCTGTCGATTTTGTGCAGTCTGATACTCTCGCACAAGTTGTCCAAAAGATTAAAATTGCCATCAATCAGTTTTATTTTGCTGTACCTGATTTACAAGATACATTCATTCGCGGCTGGAACCAAGATGGCAGTGTGAAAGTGGATGACCGCTATTTTAATTATGGTCAAGGATTGATTAATAATGCTATCGGTTCATTTCAGTTTGATGAAATTTATTCTCACCATCATTCATCACGTAATGGTAATTTTGCGCTTTTAAACCCAAACACTAGTGTCACTGCTTTCGCTGGCGGTGATAATTCATTGGGATCATCAAATATTACAGTTGATTTTGGTGGAAAAGAATCACGTCCATCAAACTTTGCAGCTAATTTCGTTATAAAATATTAGAAATGCAACTCGCTACTTTTAAAAAAGAAATCAACCATTTAAAAGCGCATCTACAAAAACGATCGTATGGGCAATTTACCTGGGAGCGCGATGATAAAAATAATCTTGTTTTAAAGTTTGGCAAAACAGAAGCCGTCTCTTTGCCGTGTTTACAGCTAAGACCTTATCAATTAGAAATACAGCACAAATTATTTACTGAAAATTATAAACGATTTTTTTTAGTACGACCTAGACGTTCAGGAAAAGAGGTTGAGTCGTGGAACCTCCTGATTCAAGGGGCACTGACTCAAGCCGGGTTGTATTTGATGATCTATCCCACCAATGTACGGGCACGCCTTGTGCTATGGGAAGGTGCCGTATTATTGAATGATGAGAATGAAGGGAAAAGTCTTCGCTTCCTGGATATGATCCCTAAGAGGTGTATCAAGCATATCAATAACCAAGATATGACCATACAGCTCATTAACGGCTCTGTGATTCGAGTACTAGGGTCAGATATCGACCCAGATAAGTTAAGAGGGGTGAATGTGCTTGGAGCTGTCTTCTCTGAATATGCGTTTTCTGACCCTCGAGTTTTACATATTCTTATGCCAGTCTTTCGACAAAATAACGGCTGGTTTATTTTACAAACCACTTTTAACGGCATGAATCATGCCTATCGTTATCTACAATCCATCAAAACCAATCCGGCTTGGGTATGGCGTATTGATAGCGTCGAAAGCCTTAAAGATGAAAACGGCAATAGATACGTTACCGATGAATTAATCGATGAAGACCGTAAAGCCGGTATGCCTGAATTTCTAATTCAGCAGGAGTATTATTCAGTCATTACCGTACAACATGAAAGATTATATTTTTCCAAAGAAGTTCAAAACTTGGACGAAACTAAGAAAATTATTCCTGAGCTGATTTTGCCCAATGTTCCGGTCTATGCCTTCTATGATTTAGGGGTTAATGATTCAACTGCTGTTGTTTTAGCACAATTCGATCATTTAAATAATCCGGTCATTATCCACTTTATTGAAGCCAATAATCATCCGATTCAATATTATGTCAATGAAGCGCATCGCCTTTGCACTCGACACCATCTTCGTTTACACAGCCATTTTTTACCGCATGATGGTAAAAGCCGAGATAAGGCCACTGCCAAAAGCACTCAAGACATTTTACAAGAACTAGGGGAGGCCGCTTATTGCGTACCTAAACCTCAGCGTAAAATTGATGCCATTAATTTGATGCGTAGAATACTTTATAGAACCAAGTTTAATAAGGAAAATACGGAAAGATTGATTGATTGCCTATCCAATTACTCCAAGGTGTTTGATGAGAAAAATAATATCTACAAAGATTCGCCTCTACACGATTGGACTTCACACGCTGTCGATGCTTTTCAAACCATGACCCTAGCCATTGAGCATCAGATGGTTCGGGATGTCGCTACCGAGATTGTTTATTATGCTACCTAACTATAATGAGCTACAGAAAATGTTAGATACTTTTCATAAAGTCAGTGCATTTTCAAAATCAGATACGTTGGATGATATAAAAATGTACAATTCAGACGGTAATAAAATGACATTTTCTGAAAAATTAGCCTATGTCAGATTAATTCAATCAAATTATACTGTTAGTAATATAAATTTTCCTCTTAAGCATTTTACATTTTCTATTTTCAGCACAATTAGGTGATATATGCCTTTAATATCAGGTAAAAAATCCCGTACTAAGAAGGGCTTTTCAGAAAATATTAGACGAGAAATGCAAGCGAATAAGCTACAGAAGCAAGCAATTGCTATAGCTTATTCGCAAGCAAGAAGGTCTAAGAAGAAAAAATAATTACGCCTTAGATGTACTAGGGAAATACTGTTCTCTATCTTCTATGGTCTTAATAAGAGTATCTAGTTTTTCACACGAATCTGTTTTAGTAAAAAATAGTAAATTTCCAGTTACTTTCTTATTGACCAATTGTGCTGTACCTAGCGTGGCAATTAATATCAATAAATTTGCCAAAATTTCCTTAAACCCTACATGTGTATCTAATCCTTCTCTTTGGGTTTCAATTATTTCTATAGCGCGTACTTTATATTCGGGATATTTAATGGTTTGTTCTACGAATAAATCGGTAGTTAATTTTCTGAGTGAAGATATTAGCTTAGTAGCTTTACTATAAGCGTCATCTTTTAATTCATGTGACTTTTTTCCCAATTCATCTATTTGATTATCAATTTCGGCATAGACAATTTCTCGGTCTGGCACGAAATGTCTAAATTTAGGAAAATAAGGAACATTTTTAAATACTTGCTCAGCCTTTATAAGTTCTTTTAAGAAGTTGAAGCTTTCATTAGGGGTGGATAGTAAATTTTTTAAACAAGATATACTATAATTTATACCCCCAATATCAACGTAATTAACAAGCATTCCTTCGCTTGAAAACTGCATAGATTCCATAGCTTCTTTTTTCTCTTCTTTTAATATGTCTAATAGGTTCTTCAATGAATCTGTTAATATTTTCAATTCTTTTTTATAATTCTTCATAATTAACTCCTATATTATCGTCTAGCATGATATCAAATATTAGCACGCATTTTCATAAAAATTAGTTTGCAAAAATAAGTATATTGAAATATTATATGTAAATTATTTTTAAAATAAAAATGAGAGAAAAAATGATGTCTTTTATTAGGTTACCTATCACCTTATGTAGCATAGCTTTTTTGTCAGGATGTGCCATGACAAAGGAGAACTTAGCATTGAATTATCATCTTGATGCAAATAGTGGTGGTATTTTAAAGGTATCTCATGCTGAGAAAGTTTCAGTCAGTGTTCAAGATAAACGAGATGTTGAAGATCCTCGGCTTATAATACACAAACAGAATATGTATAATAATGTAACCTCCGGAGGTTATTTGGCAGAAAAACCTCTTGCCAATATTGTTAAAGAGGCATTATCTACCGGTCTAAATCAAATGGGATATAGCCTGTCAAATCGTTCTAAATACCTTTTTGATTGTGAACTAATAGAAGTAAAGCCTAAATATGTAATGGGTTGGGTTCAAGGAACTGTTGGAGTTCAGGTTGAATTGAATATCCGCGTTTATAATGAAATTAGCCATGCTATTGTTTGGCAGGATATAATTAGAGGACATGGCTCTGTAATTACTGCTTGGGGCGGTAATGATACGTTAAAGGCCGCCTTTAACAAGGCATTAACCAATGCAATTAGACAACTACAAAATTCAAAATCATTGACTGAAATTCTGAACTGATTATTAACTAGCCCCGAAAAACAGCATAAAACACGGTATTTTTTGATAAAACCCACACTTCCGATATTAGGATTTATCGGAAGTCTTTAGAATAATTCTGCTAAGCCTTCTTAGATTTTTTCTTAACAACTCTTTTAGAGTCATAGCTTTTAATATTAATAGTTAGAGAAGGCTCTTCTTTCGTCCATTCTGGGGGATTAATAACCATCCTATATTCAATATCATTATTTTCAGATGTTATTCTAGTGGTTATGTTTTCGTCATCAGCAGTGTAGTCTTCTACTTTAAATTTCATATGATTTATCCACTTTATATCCCTTTTATTAATTAACTTTGTGCAATACTGTTAATACGAAACTTAAAATACTAATTGATGCAGCGAACATAGCGCCTATACGCAGAGTTAAGTCCCTTTTAAGTATTTCAATATCTTTCTTTAACTCACTTTTAACTATTTCAATATCTCTCTTAACTTCCCAAATATCACTTTTTGTAGCAAGGTTATCTTCTATAACTTCTTTCAAAGCCTCTGCTTGTATTTCGGCTGCTTTTTCTGATACTCCGGCTTCTCTAAGTTTCTTAGCGTACCTTAAAGTATCGAATGTTATTGCTTTACTCATTTTTATATCTCTTTTGCAATAATTAAAGTACCTTTTGAAATATGACCCGAATATTTACGTATTTTTTCTATCGGCCAATCCCACCATTTTAACTTTAATAGTTTTTCGGT